AACACGATTAGAAAATCAGTAGACGAATCGCAGTTTGTAATTAAGTGGAATACAACACCAAGTTTTATAACTGATGGTACTATTTCACCAATAGAAACTTTAACACATTCAGAGGCACTTAAATTGATGTCTACTGAAGCTTGGAATTTGCCAATAGAAATATAATGAGACATACAAACGTACTTGCAATATTGTATTTTATTAGTGGCTACTTTGCTGCTATTACAATGTTGTTTAGTACACAATTACACATACAGGCATTTGGTGTTTTCTTTGTAATTTACCTAACTTATATGCTTGTTGAACAACTAGAACAATGAAAGAACAGTTACTTTTGCTGATTACTAAAACTAAACTATATTCAATGGAACTATTAGCTATTGTCAGCAGCTTCTTTTTGCCTATTTACGGCATATTAATTTTAATCTTTTTTTGTATTGTGTTCGATACGATTACAGGAATTTGGAAAGCCAAAAAAACGAACACACCTGTAACAAGCAGAAAACTATCTGCAATCATTTCTAAAATCTTATTGTACGAAGCAACCGTTATGCTTTTTTACTTGATGGACTTTTATCTACTAAACGATATTATTTTAACGTTTTTTAGTGTTGAGTTATTAACTACTAAAATACTTGCTTTAGTTCTTGTTTCTGTAGAAGTGATTTCTATAAATGAAAACTATAAAGCTGTAAAAGGCATTGACTTGTGGGCTTCACTTAAAAACCTATTTGCACGAGCAAAAGAAGTTACACAAGATTTTAAAGACGTAAAGAAAAATGGAGATTTGTAAAACGTGCAGACAACCAATAAAAAACACTTCTAAATATTTGTGGATATTTGAAAACGGTCACGGTGGCATTATAGACGGTGTGTACCAAACTCCTGGTAAACGTTCACCAATATGGAGTGACGGAACGCAATTATTTGAAGGTGAGTTTAACCGTAGTATTGTTAAACGATTAATCAAGCTTTGCGAAAAAGCAAACATTGACTATGTAAATTTAGTTGACACAAATGTTGATGTTAGTTTAGCAGAAAGAACTTCTAAAGCAAACGAAATATACAGAAACACGAATAAGCCTTGTATTTATGTTTCTATTCACGCAAACGGCTTTAGTGAAGAAAGCGCTAATGGTTGGGAAGTATTTACAAGCAGAGGCGAAACAAAGAGTGATGAAATTGCACAAGTGCTATTTGAAAAAGCACAGGCAGAATTTCCTACTTACAAAATGCGTAAAGACTATAGAGATGGAGACGCAGACAAAGAAGCTAATTTTTACGTTTTAAGAAATACTGCAATGCCTGCAATACTAAGTGAAAACTTCTTTATGACAAACGAAAAAGAATGTCGCTTAATTATGAGTGAAGAAGGGCGTGACCGTATTGCTAAAATACACTTTGAAATGATTCAAGAAATTGAAAAATGAGAATATTCTATTTATTTTTCGTTTTAGCGCTTTATTCTTGCTCTGCTAAGTATCACTATCAGAAGGCACTTAAAAAGGGCTTAGAAGTCACGAAACAAAGCGACACGATAAGAATTACAACAATAGATTCTGTGCCTGTAATAAAACACGATACAATAGTTTACGAAAAATTCTTTAGTTCTAAAGACACGGTAATAATGTACAATAATGTTTATGTGCCACAAACACGGTTAGAAACACGAATTGAATACAAGCTAAAAAGAGATACCTTAAGACTAATCAAAAAAGTTGAAGTACAAAAGGCAAAAGCAGCTAAAAGAACTTGTTGGCAGTGTTTTCTAATTGCTATACTCGGTTTAGGTTTGTTGGTGCTTGTCCTTTTTAAATTAGTACAAAAATACTTATGACAAATAAAAGGTATAGACTAACGCCAGATGAAGCAGAAATATTATTTAGATACAGAGGACTAAAAGAAGCTTCAAAAGAAGCCGGAGTAGATGTTGAAAGTGTCAAGCACGGATGGCTAAAAACCAAACAAGCAAGTTTATTTTTTAAGAACCCATTACATAAAGACGAAGCAGGAAACAAGCTTGAAGAATTAAGCAAAAAACTTGTAGAAGACTTAAAAGAGTTTGCACCAAAGTTTCCAAAGTTAGTGCGACAAGAAAAGAACAAAGAGTATTTACTTGTAATTGACCCAGCGGATATTCACATCGGAAAACTTGCAGATAGCTTTGAAACAGGCGAAGACTATAACAACCAAATAGCCGTTAAACGAGTAAAAGACGGAGTACAAGGAATCTTAAATAAAGCAAAAGGTTTTCCAATAGAAAAAATTTTATTTATAGGTGGTAACGATATTCTTCACATAGACACACCAATAAGAAACACAACTGGTGGCACACCACAAGATACCGATGGAATGTGGTATAGTAACTTCTTAATAGCTAAACAACTTTATGTAGATATTCTTATGCAACTCATCGCAGTAGCAAACGTTCATTTTACATTCAATCCAAGTAACCACGACTATCAAACAGGTTTTTTTTTAGCAGATGTTATAAAGACGTATTTTAGAAACTGCGACAATATAAGCTTCGATTGTTCAATTGCACATAGAAAGGGTTATAAATACGGAAAGAACTTAATAGGAACTACACACGGAGACGGTGCTAAACACCAAGACTTGCCTTTACTTATGGCACAAGAATTTCCGATTGAATGGTCTGAAACACGATACAGATACGTTTACACGCACCACGTACACCACAAAACAAGTAAAGACTACATCGGAGTAACCGTTGAAAGTTTACGTTCTCCAAGTGGAACGGACTCTTGGCATCATAAAAAAGGATATCAACACGCACCGAAAGCAGTTGAAGGTTTTCTACACCACAAAGAAAACGGACAAGTAGCCAGATTAACACATTTATTTTAATTACATAACTTGTTGTTTTATAGCACGTTATAAATAATTGTAATTTTTTTTGTTAAAAAGTTTCATAAAATTGTTAATTAATAGGAAAAGATTATTATATTTGTATATACAAATTAATTAATACACAAAAAAATGAAAAATTTAATCGGACAAACAGTAAAAGACATCAAAGTAAATGATTGGAAAACAATAGTAACTTTTGTGTCTGGTTGCAAGTTGGTAACATTATCGAGAGATGGAGGCGGTCAAACTCAATACTTTGTAGGTATAGACGGTAACATAATAGACCTTTAAAACATAACAAAAAAACAAAACACTATGATTACTTCAAAAGACTTACAGAAGCAAATAGACAAACAAAAAAAGGTATATAACAAATCAAGGCTTATATTTAAGGAAAGCTACAATAATCGTAAGGATGATATGTTAGAAAAACAGCAAGAAAAGTTCCAGTCTGAAGCTATTTTGGAGGCTTTAGAGAGCGCTTTAATTAAGGTTAAAGAAATCGAAAACATGCATAACTATTAAAAAAACACTTATGAAAACACGAATGGAAAAATTACAAATTTTAGTAGGACTTGAAGAAGGCATACAGTCTTTTAAAGACCGAATAGAACTAAAACAAGATAGTATTAATGGTTGTGGTGGTTACGATAGAGAAAATCGTGACAAATGGACAGATGAAATACATACATACAAGCTATGTATTGAACGATTAGAACAACGATTCAACAAAGTAAGAAAAACACTTAAATAAATAGATTATGAACAAGCAAGAAAGAAAAGAAGCAAAAAAAGAATTACTTACAGGATTCGTGTTTTTGTGGACAGTATGGATAGGTTATTATTTAGTTATGAAAATTATAACGCTATGAGTTACGAAATACAAATTGACTTTAGAGACGATGAAGTAGTAAACTTTACAATTAACGATGTGCCTTGCCAAGTAGAAATAGAAGTTGAAATAGGCACGGAACAATACCCAGTAAGTTACAACACTTTTACAGACAATATAACATATGCAGAAAGCGACACAATTTATTACCACGTTAAGTGCAAAACTTTGCTTTGTGCTGGTGTAATTTACTACGATGACAACGACATATGTACTGCTTTAGAACAACAACTGAACGTAATATGAAAAACAACATACGAATAACATATACAACGCATAAAATAGGCGAAAGTAAAAGTGCCAAGCGTGAAGTAATAAATGTACATAGTGGTGTTTTAGGTCACAAAAACGAACCTTATTACGCAACAGAAGCTGAAATGCTATCCTGTGCAATATACAAGTACGAAACACTAAGTAAACACGAACAAATAATTTATAATAAAAACAAAAACAAATGAGTATAAACAATTCTATTTTCGACCATTATCGAAAACAACAACAGAAAATAAAAGAAGCAAAGCAGCTACTTGAAGAAAACGGATTTACCGTAAACAGTAAAGATATTGCACAAGAAATACAACGCTTGAAAATGCAATTAACAGGATTTATTGATAAAGACATACAAACAAATAAAGACATTTACAGACTTCAAAGAATCTTAAATAATCAAAAAAAATGATGACAACAGAAGCACTTAAATTGGAGTTTTGGGATAATTTCAACGAAGAACTATACTGCAATTACTTAATACAAAAAGACGAACATATGAACACTTATAAAATACTATACAAATATTACAAAGGCAGCGACACAAGTGCTGAAATGTGCCACGCAATTAAATACGTTCAAGCAGACGATTGGCAAGAAGCAATTAAAGCTTTTGGCTTATGGGAAAAGTTGATTATAAACATCGAAAAAGTATGAAGAAATTGTTTGAATATATTTACACGCTTATAATCAGTTGGCTTTATGGAGGACTTAATTAAAAAAGTTAAACATCACATACGAAAAGACGGACTAAAATCTAAATGTAGAAAGCCATACTATACGCATCGAAGAATGTACCTGTTTAATCTTTTAAGAAACGCTGGTGTAACGTATAGCCGTATAGCTGAATTATTCGATTTAAACCACGCTACGATCATACACGGTATAAAACGCTATGAGAATCTTAAACAAACACGAGATGCGT